GTACACCCCGATTTCATGCAATGTGTCACAGCTACAGGACGGCTCAGTTCTCGTAACCCCAACTTCCAGAATATGCCCCGTGGTTCTACATTCGCTATCCGGCGGGCGATGGTCTCTCGTTTTGAAGGAGGGCAAATACTCGAGGCTGATTACGGGCAACTCGAGTTCAGAGTCGCAGGATTCTTAGCGAACGACCCGCAGGCGTACCACGACGTGGAGAACAAGACGGATGTACATACTGTCACTGCTGAAATTATTGGATGCTCGCGGCAAGAAGCGAAGGCTCATACTTTTAAACCGCTCTACGGGGGAACAACAGGTACTCCTGATCAGCAACGATACTACCGTGCGTTCAAAGACAAGTACGCGGGGGTAACTGCGTGGCACGACAAACTACAGAGCGACGCAGTCGAGAAGGGTTTCATCACGCTACCATCCGGAAGACAGTATGCGTTTCCCGGTACGACGTGGACAGACTGGGGTACGGCGACCAACCGGACAGCCATCTGCAACTACCCTGTGCAGGGGTTTGCAACCGGGGATCTCTTGCCAATCTCTTTAGTTTATCTTTCTAAGTCTATGAAAAGTAAGAATTTAAAAAGTGTCATATGTAACACAGTACATGACAGTATTGTGCTTGACATATTTCCCGGTGAGGAGGATACTTGTACTAATCTTGTGGTAGAAGCAATGATGTCTCTACCTGAAGAGTGCCGACGCAGGTACGGTGTAGAATACGATATGCCGATCTCTGTCGAGGTAAAAATGGGGTCTAACTGGTTAGATACCCAAGTTGTATACGCAAATTAAAGGAGCTACGTAATGGGCGAACTGAGCGTTTTAGAAAATGCAGATAACATCATGGATGTTGTCAAGTCGGGTGACCGTGAAGCCTTGATGGCACTCATCGGTCAAGGAGAGTCTGAAGAAAAGCCAAAGACTGGTCTGAGTCGGTTGAACATCAACTATGATACTGATGATGACGTGGGCAACACCTTAAAGAAAGGTACTTGGAAATTGTATTACGAGGGCGAGTTTGTGTATGCAGACAGCGTCAAGTTCCGGCCGATGGCTCGATACTACGAGTGGTCTATATTCGATGCGGAGGAGGGTAAGTTTTCTTGTCGCTCAACTCAAGAGCCGAAGCTAGAGCATCAGTTTCCTGACACCACTGGTGGAAACAAGTGTGGACGTATTTCTAAGAGTGAGGAAGAAGAGCTAGGAGCTGACCATCCTAAAACTCTTGCGTCACGTCTCGCGACAGTCAACCACGTGTTTTACGCACTGGTTAGTATGGAAGGCAAAACAGCCGATGGCAGGGACGTCAAAGTTGAGTCGCATCCTGTTGTGACATATTTTAAACGCTCTGCATTCCGCCCAGCAAAGGAGGCAATTGACAAGTTACCTAAGGGTATACTCATGAGCGAGCAGGTATTTGACTTGACTACTAAACGTCACAAGATGGGTACCGTCACGTACTTCACTCCTGTGTTTACTCCTGAGAAGACTGTCAAGATGACAGATCAAGACTTAGAAACCACAGGGATGTTTGTTCAGACTGTAGCCGCATCGAATCATCGTATCTTGGAGCAACACAAGGAGGCGCTGAAGGCGAAGGTTCAAAACGAGGAAGTAGATCTCGCGGCGGACTTCAACTAGGATGCTTGCGGAGTTTCGTGTAAAGAACTTCTTACAGCAAGCCGTGAGGGGGGAAGCATCGCTTTCCCCTTCCATTTTGGAGGAGTTCGCGAGGGATTGCCGCGAGGCACTCGAAAAACAATTTAACCGAGATCCACAGTGGCGTATACGCATGAGTGGGCTCGGGAGACCCCTGTGCCAGCAGATTTGCGGGCGGGACGGCTTAGAAGAGGAGATGAGCTATAACGCAATATTGAGATTCTTGATTGGTGACCTTGTTGAGTGTGCTGTGATGGCCGTACTCAAGGGCGCTGGTATAAAGATCGTGGAAGCTCAGAGTAAATGCCAACTAGATATCGCTTCGGAAAGTGTACAGGGTACACTCGACTTAATTATGGAAGATGATGTTGATGGAGTAAAAGTCTGGGACGTTAAGTCTGCAAGTCCGTACTCTTTCAAGCAAAAGTTTGGCAAAGGATACGACAACATCAAGGACGATGACCCCTTCGGGTATGTCATGCAAGGACATCTCTACGCTGAATCAAAGAACATGGATTTCGGGGGGTGGATAGTAGTTGATAAATCTTCTGGAGAAATAGACTTTGTGCAAGCACCGAGTGATCAAGCAGAGGATCGGGCGGAATACTTGGATGAGGCACACAGAACTGTGGAAGCTCTTATGTCTAACTTCAAGTTCAAGAAACCGCCGATGGAGCCTGAAGATGAGTACTACACTCAGCAAGGGGAAAAAATTTACACCGGTAACAAGCTACTCAATAGGCAATGTACGTTTTGTGGGTACAGAGCGCATTGCTGGCCTAAAGCCACCCAACATGGTAAAGTCACCTCCCGTGCTAAGAACAAGCCGCTAGCTTGGTACCACACACTGAAGGTTAAGGAACTATGAAGACCGCAGATATCAAGAAAGTAGTCGAGCTACAAGGAAAGATCATCAAGCTCAAGGACCGCATCATGAAGGATGTGGAGAGGCACAACACGATGGTGATTGACGAGTTACGTCCATTACTGGAGGACGTGCAGTACGCGACAATCTACCAAGTCGGTGACATGACGTACAAACGTGGTAAGGTTTTTTGCCAGCTTGATTGTAATGACTACGGCTTAGGAATCAAGGCGGATGGTCTTTCAACCTTGCGTCGTATTGTAGTGGAGGACAAAGATGCCCCTTCTGATGACAAAGAAAGTGGATCGTCAGCTTCTCTATCTAAATGAGGGTGCTTACGCAGTTTACATCGAGGCCGCTGACAAGAAAGGCGGAGACCCGTGGGTTAGATGGGCACGTAACTTTGAGCGATGCTTACCGTTGACTATGTGGCAACACTTCGGTCAACCTTTAGGGCACGAAACATGGGAGCGCGACGGTAAAAAAGCTACGGACGAATTGATTAGTATCGCAAATGTCGTACGCCAAGGACGAGTCGTAGTTTTTCCCGGAGATGAGTACTCTCACGCACTCCTGCAAATCGGAAATACAACTCCGAAATTACAGGAAAGAATTTCTCAATCGATACAGGAAGTTAGTAATCTATGAGTAAACCTAAACGACATAGATTCCGCTCAGACTATGAGCTTTCCGTAGCGAAAAACCTCGCGGAAAAAAACGTAAAGTTTGAGTACGAAACAAAAAAAATTTCGTATCAGCCTAAGCCGAGGATGTACACTCCAGATTTTTATCTTCCGGAACAAGACATTTACGTAGAAGCCAAGGGGTTCTTTAGTCCTGCTGATCGCCAGAAGATGTTATTGGTGATTCAGCAAAACATGTTTCTCGATATACGTATGTTGTTTTTGAGAGCATCGAATAAACTTAACCGGTCTAGTAAAACAACCTATGGTTCATGGTGTGACAGATATGGTATATTATGGGCCGACGGGCAAATACCCTTAGAGTGGTTGGAGAAAAAAGCATGACAGATTTGATTATAGACCAAGAGAAGTTAGCGGCCTTAGAACAGGCGGGCCTACTAAAAGGAAGATACTACATAGTTTTGGAGCCTCTAGAAGATGAAGATGGGGACGAGGATGGCTTTGCTATCCGTGCATATGCAACTCGAGATACTCAAGTTGAAGTTGATGGTACGACGATGTTTGACCCGACGTATGTTATCCTTCAAGGATTGCTTGGGGCTGTCCACGAAGACTTCGATAACCTCTACGACATGGGATTGGAAAGGGTTACGTTGGAAGCACTCGGTGAAGTCGTACCAGAAGAAGAGTTAAAGCCGGAACATCGTGACCGCATCAAGAGCATGGAAGGGAATGTCATTACTGCCAAATTTGGAGAACTGCAATGACAGATTGGAAGAACCCTGAACACTACAAGAAGAAAGACTTTGAGGCCATCGAGGTTATCAAGTCTGTACTCACGGAAGAACAATTCACTGGATATTTGCTCGGAAACTCGCTAAAATATTTACTACGGG